TATAGGGTAAAGTAGTGTATAAATTAGTATGTCTAAGAACTCGGTCATACTAGTTATTTCAGATACCCATTGTCCTTACCACCATCCAGATCTAATACCTTTTTTAAAAGCACTTAAAAAAAAATACAAGCCAGATCGTGTTATTCACATTGGTGATGAAGTTGATTCTCACGCTATAAGTTTCCACGACAGTGATCCTGACCTATATAGTGCAGGTGACGAACATCAAGCCTCACTACCCACAATACATCAAATGGAAAAACTATTTCCACAGATGGATCTTATGGACAGTAATCATGGTTCGTTAGTTTATCGTAGACAAAAGGCTAGTGGTTTGCCAAGAGCTGCCATGAAGTCTTATAATGAGTTCTTACAAGTAGGGCCTGGTTGGGTATGGCACGATGATCTCCTTATCACCATGTCTAATGGCCAACAGGTTTACTTCTGTCATGGTAAAGCTGCTAACGTCTTAAAGGTTGCACAACAATATGGTTGTCCGACAGTACAAGGCCACTATCATAGTTCGTATTCCATTTTGTATTGGGGTAATCCTAATAGCCTAAATTGGGGTATGCAAGTTGGCTGTCTCATAGATGCTAAGTCACTCGCTTTTGAATATTGCAAAACACAAAAATCAAGACCGATTATTGGTTGTGGTATCATCATCGATGGTTTACCAAAATTGTTGCCTATGGTCTTGTCAAAGGGTGGCAAATGGAATAAAGTTTGTCCATGAGTTCGTTTGATGAACAAGTTGGTGGTGAACATTACTTAGACTTCAAAATTCAACCTATGGAGTTTTTTATAAAGAATAAAATAGGTAAAGCTGAAGGCGATGCTATTCAGTATATCATTAGACAAAAAGGCTCACGTATTGAAAACCTCAACAAAGCAATCCATGTATTGCAAATGTTGCTAGAAATAGAAAATGACTAATGTGACTAGACTACAAATACCTAATCGAATGTACTCACACAACGTGAGAATAATAGTAGATGACAATCCACTTAATGCCATACTTGATTATGTGTTTGATGATAATGGCGTCTTACCTGTTGCGGTGTGGATTAAGACTAAGAAGTCAGAATCTACTTTAGACAGAGAGTTGCGTAGTTCTAGTAAGGCAGTATCATTGTTATTACAATACGGTTGCTCACTTAAAGATATTTCGGACACATTTACTAGAGATAGTATTATTGGTTCAGTAATTTGGTATATAAATAAAAACTTAGAAGATATACTTGCAGGTAATCAACCTGACAAGACTCCCAACTTATCGACCCAGCCGACAGGATATACAATTAAATAGGAGGCACTAATGCCATTTGAAATGATTACCATGCTCGGTAGTACTGTGCTTGGTGGAGTTATGACTATATGGTCACAATCTATCAAAGCAAAACAAGCAGAACAAAAGATGTTATTAGCAAGAGCTGATAAACAAGCAGAAATATTTAAAGAAGCTAGGGAGTATGAGAACCCTGGCTTTCAATGGACTAGACGTATTATCGCTTTAACGGCTGTATTCGCTATTGTGGTCTTGCCGAAGATCTTACCATTAGTTACACCTGATGCACACGTTATCGTAGGTTATACAGAGTTTAAACCTGGTTTCTTATTCTTTGAAGGTAAAGACGTAATGAAATGGGTACCAATGGCACATAAAGGTATCGTTATAACCCCATTAGATACTAACCTTGTATCAGCTATTATTGGCTTATACTTTGGTGGATCATTAGTTAAAAAATGATGTTCTTTGTTATAACCATCATGCTGACATTTAGTGGTGGTGAACAATACAGTAGAGAATATAAACTTAAAACATTTAATGATACTTGGGCGTGTTGGGAATTTATCACCGCAAACAAGGTTGAGTTATTAAGTCCACACCTTATTGAGTATGGTGATGACATGACAGGTTTTGAATTTTATTGTGAGTCAAGGTATGGCGAAGAAGTATGAAGCTATCAGACTCAACACAAATATCCTTACCTGCTCGTAATCTATTAGCTATACTTGCAGCTGTAGCAATCGGTACCATGAGTTACTTTACTATTGTTGAGAGACTAAACTCTATTGAAACTACCTTACAGTTAATGGAGAAAGACATAACATCAGCCAATCAATTTATAGAAGGTGTACCTAAAGGCGATATGGTATCGCCACAGATACAAGAGCTTTACATGTTAGTGGAATACTTATCAGGTAATGTAGAAAAACTTAAAGAACAAATGGAACAAGAAATACCTCTTATATTGAAAAACGAAATGATTATACAGTTTCATGAAGATAGACTTATAGATTTAGAGGAAAGAAAGAATGGGAATCATTGAAACAGTTATAATACTTAGTTTGTACGTTTATGATGGCGGTAATAAAAATATAGAAGGATGGTATCATCAGGACAACTTAAGTACATGCCTTGCTGCCAAACGTTTAGCAGAAAGAAATTCAGGTAATCAAGTACAGTACACTTGCACCTTAGAACAATGCGAAATGACCACAGATCAAACTGGCATTAAACATTGTGATAAAATAATTTAGGAGAACAAGAATGATAAGAAGTATAGGTATAGCTATAGTTATCACAGTAGGTATGTTGTGGGCTTTTAGTGCATTAATGGATTCTGCTTTGGCAGATGTAACTGGTGCAGGATCAACCACTAACACACAATCTACTTCTGGTAGTTCTGCAACCAATACTGCTATTACAGGTGGCTATCACAGTGAGGCAACCACTAACTTTCAATCAGGATCATCTTCTAACACAACTACTAACAACGAAACAACTAACAACGCATACACAGGCGATCAACGTGTCGTGCCTAGTTCTGCTGCACCTAGTCTATCTAATATGTCACAAGACGTATGTAGTATAGCGGTAGTAGGTGGCGTACAAAAGTTTGGTTTAGGTGTATCTATGGGTACTTCTAAAAGAGATTTAAACTGCGAAAGACTGAAACTTGCAAAAGCCCTACATGACATGAATATGCGTGTAGCTAGTATTGCTCTACTTTGTCAAAACCCAATGGTGTTTGAGGCGATGGCTATGGCTGGAACAAGTTGTCCGTATTTAGGAAGCATAGGTAAAGAAGCTGAAGAAAAATGGAAACTATATAGTAAGCTAAGACCTGACTATGAGGAATACACTAAGAACTTAAACTACACTACTAAGATAGACGATAAAAAAATAGCAGACTTGGAGCAAGAAGAAGATGAGAATACTGTTAATTACTCTGGCGGTACTGTTAAGCTCGGTAACGAGTAAAGCCAATACAGTTTGCATACAAGACATACCTAATCCTGGTGATGAAACTTGTACTACTACTTACACTACAGGTACGCCATCCACAACAGGCAATCTGATCTCACAAGATTTTATTGACGGCACTTGGCATGGTACTATGTTTCCAGACAGTTCGGATTTAAGTAATGAGTCTACTTTTATGACTGGTAAGCATGGTAAGTATGCGGAGACTACCATAAGTAGTACAGGCTTGATGACTGAGGCAGAAATACAACAAGGTTTTACTAGTACTTTTGGTGTACAGGCCCGTTGGTGGAACCCTGAAGCATCCACCTTTACTATGACGCAAACTGCGATTGATAATTTAGGTAATAGTACAACACAATCTACGTTGTTTGAAGATACTACTAATCACAACTATGTATTTAATCCATACGCTAACCAATTAATTGTAGCACCTAATGAGAACCTAACTCATGGCAACATAACAGCACGTTTTGATTTTGATATACAAGGTAAAAAAACTTACAACGGTGGTCACGTTGGTGTGGACTTGCGTTCTCCTACCTTAACAATAGACTATCAAACCTTATCATCTACTAGTACTACTGTAGTAGAGTATTGTTGGCAAAAAACACCAACAACATGTCCTGGTCAAGATGAGATAGAAGCAGTTGAAGAAATTATTGAAAACATAGAAATACCTGATGATATTTTTGTGTATGAAGTACCAGAAACTATAACCTACACACCTACAGAAATAGAAATAGATGTCATACCTGTAATTGTGATGGATGTTGAATTAGATATAGAAGTAGTTGCTGTAGTACCTACCGAGGTAGAGATAGAAGTGTACGACACAGATTTATCAGTACCTGATGACTATGTAGATTTAAGTGTGCCTGATGATGTAGAAATGTTTGAAGTGGCTGAAGTAAACACTGATGATTTAGTAGCTATGGTTACAAGTGAACCTGAATATATAGAAGAAGTTATTGTAGAAGAATCCATAGTGGTTGAGGAAGAAACAATAGATGAACAAATTGAAGAACAATCCAGTAGCGAAGAACTTGTTGCAGACGAACCAGTTTCAGAACCAGAAACTACCGAACAAGAAAAAATTGTCGAGGAACCAGTTGAAGCAAAGGTTGAGTCAAAACCTGAGCCGACAGTGGAAGAAGATATAGTTACTGAAAAACCAAAAGTAGATATAGCTAACATTGAACGTATTGTAAAAGAACAAGTAACAAATAAAATACAACAGATTGCAGCTACCTTAGATGTAGTCAATGAAATATTAAGTCGTGAGATGACTGCTAATCAACCAGACTTGTCAGCCTATACTGCATTAAACAATGCCATGATAGATAACCGACAACTACCTGGTGGTAATCCTGCGTTCTTTAATCAGGTCGCACTAATAGGTTATGACAAAACTATTTATCAAAACCAAATATCGATGGCAACCATTGACCCAGTAGCACAACACGAAGTTAAAATGGATATTGCTAAGGACAAAACCAACAAAGCATATTTTAAATTAAAAGCATTATTAGAGGCAAGACAATGATTGAGAAATTACAAAAGGTAGGACTATTGATAACTTTGGTGTGTACCATTGGTGGTGGATTTTACACTTGGGGTACGTTTAACCAAAGACTAGATGTTATTGAAGATAAGAAGTTTGTGATAAATCAGGAAGTAGATTTAACTGAGGTTTATAGAATTATCGAAGAACTAAGAGGTGACGTTAAGATTAATCAAGCTGCCTTAGATTACTTTGAAGCAAGACTAAACGAATTTAAAACTGAACAGAGTAATCCGTTACTTAACTAACGCATAAATCGTTTCAGCATTTCAGTAGGATCTATGCCATCGTTTGCTAAGACCTCTTGGTAGAGCTTATAAACAAAGTCACCATGTAAGTTAGCCAATGAGCATACTACTTGGAAATCTTCATCTTGTTTCTCAAACCACATACGAGCATCAAGACAGTTATGATAAGACAGTAATCGTGATTGTGATAGCTTATAGCCATTACTATCGGTAATGTCGTATTTGTTTGCTCCAGACTTTTTAGGTGAGTAATGTATTTGGGTATCGTTAAAGTCTAACTTAGCATCATGTACGCACTGCATAATAACGCTAACCCACAATAAGATATCACCTGTAAGATTGAATGACTGTTCAATATTCTCCACAAATCAGACTGATTGTCTTTTGTTAGCACTAATAGTTTGCCATAACTGACAGATCAATTTGTTGTGATCCATTTTATATTCTAATTGTAGATACCGTTGTTCGGCTGCTCGTAATGCCGATAGATGAGTAATGTACTTTTGATGAGCTAGAGCTTCTATCTCTCTGGCCGACACACTCATATTGGAACTGACTTGTGACATCAACTCAGCTTTTATAGTTTTGCTAAAACGATCTAAGTCGTGATAGTCAGCTTTGGCTTTGGCCATATCATCTTCATTGGTAATCATCCAATCAAGAGCAGATTGTACTTGTTGTTCTGTAATCATGTTTCCTCCCTTATTAATTTAAAACCGTATTCGTTGACGTGGTTGTTAAGTTTTACATTGTCTTTAAGTATTAATTCATTTTTCTCATATAAATTATAATTTACATGATGATGCCAACGATTAAACCTCCACACTACTTTAGCTACATCAGGGTGCATTTCTGCTAACATTTTACTTTTGTTTAAAGTTCCTTCTTCATCATAAAATTCTGTAGAATTACCACCTTTGACTGTTTGTGTTGCTCTTTTGCCTTGTAAAAAACTATTAAACTGCACAGTACACCAACCATCTTTTAAAATTCTAAGAGACAGATCGGTATCTTCATTGTACCGCCCTCGCCATCTATAAGGTATGTCGTTACGAATTAGTAAACAACTATATATTCTTGTATTTAATTTATAAGCAGGTCTTGACTCTCCTGCTGGATAAAAATTTGCATATTGCAAACCAGCTTGTGCTATATTTTTGTACCTTAATACAAACTCCTCGCATACATAAAATGGTGTGCCAGTATTACATTTAATTTTCATGTTGTTGTTAAATCTTTCAAAAGATTCTATGTTATCATCCAATACCCAATGCCACTCATAATTGTTTTCTATGGCATGATCCCAAGCAAAGTTTCGTGCTGGCCCTGGCCCTGTTCTTACATCATCATCTTGCCAAAAAGTATCGTATTCATCTAGGTATTTTTGTGGCAATATTAATATTTTATCTTTATCAATCTTAGCACAATAGTTATCATATTCTTGTTCTTCAACAATTATATAATAAGGTACTTTAATTCTATCTAATTCTTTGCTTGTAGGGTTTCTATGCCACCTACCTTTACTAACTATATAAACAGGAAAACGAGGATTTGTTTTTTTAGAATTAATATAACAATACTTACTAGATTTTTCTTTTAATGGAAACCACGCTTGTTTCTTATCTTTTTTTTGCATACCATCAAAGACTTTTTGATTATCGTATATATGTTTTTTAACTTTGTTTTTAAAAAGTTCATAATCAGTTGCATTTCTAAATTTAAAAGTAGCCGTAATTACTGGATCAGGTTGTTTCTTGTTAGAATATTCAGGTAATGCAACCCAATGATCTTGCCAATTATGTTTTTTATCAATCATATTGCAACTCATAATCGTTTTTGCTTATCTCATAGACATTAACTTTCTTACCCTCGCAAAAAATATTAATGACAACTTCTAATGCAGACTGATTTTTTTCACTCTGATGTTTCTGTTGTAAAATACGATACTCTAATTCTCTTTTATTGAGAAGTCTTTTGTTCACTTTTTGTTCTGGCTTTGTTGCCTGTTGTTTCGCTAAATGTTCTTTATCCATATATTCCTCATGGTGAGTTTCTAATTCACCAAAAGGAATACGATAGAGCTTGACACTAGGATTTGATTTTAACGGAGTAAGGGGATATTTCTCCGCAAAGGCTTTGGTACATACCTTGTACCCATCCCATAACTTGCTGCCACTCTTTCTACGGTAGTCACAGTACACATGGATAACATTGGATTGCCGAAATAGATAGGAGCCTAATCCGACAACCCAATCACCTCCTGACCATTGGGGAAACTTAAGATGGAAGTCCCTTGCCATCTGTATACTCTTTCAGTTTAGAATTATTCTCAACTGCGTCATCAAATCGTTTACCTATTGACGCTAGGTTTTCTTTCATATCTTTAATTGACTCAATCAAAGACTGGATCTCACTATTTATATTAGAATTGATTGTTAAACGGCTCATTTTTATCTCCTTTATGTAAGTGTCGTAAATAATTTAAAGCATGGTCAATATACAAAGTTACTTCTTCTATACTTTTTGTAGATATACCTCTAGTAAAGCAACCTACAACTAACATATCTTCTGATTTTGTTAGTCCTGAAGTGATTGGTTTAGCTTGTGGTGTGTAAGTTGGCGTACTTACTGTCGGTGGTGGTGCTGGTACGGCTGGTTCTGGATCTTGGTTCATAGCTTCACCGATACGCATAAACTTAGTAGCTGCAATATAGGCTCCTGCCTTACCACTTTTAGTCATACCTTCAACTTGCACGATATCATCTTTTGCAAATTCAGATAGATTAGCATTGGAATAGGCTTTATGTTCCTGGCCCTCTGCATCATTGATAACGGTAAACCAATTATGTTTACCATCAACTCCGTAATCTTTTATTACTTTTATTTCACCTGTTACTGTTGTCATATACTCTCCTTGAGTTTTATTAGTTGTTGGCTAGGATCATAATTTTTTAATAGCTTCCAATAAGTCAGTAGACTATTAAACATAGCAAGATGTCTTGCATGAGTGTCAGGATCCCAACGATGACTGACAATCAATTCCGTATTACTTCTATCAATAAAAATACTCATTCGTTCTGGTTTGACAACACCTATGCCTAATGCATAACTGCTTAATTGCATACCATGTTCGTCATAAACTAAACTACTAGCTTTCTTACCCTCAAGATTATCTTTAGTTTTAAAATCTATAAAGATACCAGACTCAGAATATAAATCTATTTTACCACCATAACCTAGTGTATGACAAAATGATCCCTCTGCTACCCAAGTTTCATTAGGATATAATTCATCAAGTAATTTCTTAACCGCTAGATATGGTTTAGTTTCTCGTTTACCTTGAAAGCCTTGTTCTATTTGTGCATGTATAATTGTACCGATCTCAGCAGCTTTCATACCTTGCTCTTTACTATCAGCTTTTACTCTCGATAAGAATTGGTAATCGTTTTCATTCTCTAAGCGTTCTAATGTTAGAGCTGCACT